GCTTCATCTGCTGCTTGACAAGCCTCCTCAAACTTCTGGGTGGTAAGGGTGAAGTCTTCAAATCGTCTTGTCTTAGGGAAAAGTTCTGAAACACATGTCTTTCCCGTCCCTGGTGGTCCCTCGAGCAAGATGCTCTGAGTTGTGGTTCGAGTAAACGTGCCACCTGCAAATGGAGTAATGGCCTCAGTAGAAGTATTCATGGACTCTAAAAATTGGTGAGACCATTTCTTAAAAACTTCATCATAAGGGGGATCGAATCTCAAACGAACTATCATATTAGCGATCTCAACATTGGATGGAATTGGATGATGATCGCAAACTCTTGTAGAAACCCGCATAGCATATGCCAAATTGACAATGCATTCAGAAGTGGGAAACATCTTTGGAAGAATAAGAGCGTCCGGAATAATAGTTTGGGGGTTATCCCTGTTGCCTCCAGGTAAATTGCGACCATCTTGAATGGGAATTCTTAGTAATTTTGAATAATTTGTTGCTGAGTTGTAAGGATCTTCCGCAAAATCTCGATCGAATGTGGGAGGTTGAGTTCGTAGATTTGCGCGAGGAAAGGATGGTATCTCCGAAAGAGCATCATAGAATCGTCTTCGATTGTACAATTCTCGTTGAATGGTCCATTTCTTCAAAGACTCAACAGTAACTTCCAGTTTATTGCCCTGAAAATTTATTATGTTAAGATCCGCTGCATTTTCTCCAAGTGGGGGAACTGGTCTTTGGAGATAAAATTTAGTTGGATTTTCGGCCATCCATGTAGGGGATGGGTAATGGCCATTGTCTTTAACAAATTGAGCGGCTGCGGGGTTGTGAGCGTGAATAACAACATCTCTGCGTCGATACAAAGACTCGGCATCAGTAATGGTCTTTGATCCCTTCACGCCTTCTGCAAGCGAATGGTAAATGGATGTGGCAACCATAATCATGGGGTTTATTGCTTTGCCCTTCTCATTTATTGCTGCTCCAATTGTAGTGCTGGCTCCTCCGTGGGCATGTAGCACCATTCTCCAATGTCAAGGTGATCCTGCTGTTGTCCCATATCATCATAAAGGAGAATTGGTTGTCCGGCGTATCGCGACCAATATTTATCCATGCACTTCCGATCGTAGTGGGAGCAGTTATACTCCTTGTTCATCTCTTTTATATACTGTTGCGCAAAGTGAGTCTTTCCCAAACCAGCAGCCCCATAAATCCAAACCCTGACTGGTTCTTGCTTTCCTGCAGCTGTAGATTGAACTGCTCGAACATGCTCTAGACAGGCAACAAAAATCTCATTTATCCGAGTAATGTGATCTTTAACATTGTATAGAGATTTTTCTTCGTGCGAAATTTGACCGAATATGATGACAATTTCATCCATAAAATTTCGAATTCGCTCAACAAGTCCCTCGCGCATAAATTGAAAGAAGTCAGTTTCGCTTTTGATCAAGTATTCTTCACACTTGTAGCGCATGTCAATGATCTTTTTGACAACTGATGATCTAGCCTTCTCCTGTTGTGTTTGATATGAGAGTCCGAACAACTGGTAGATGATTCCCATTGTGCCATGATAAGCATCCTTTAGGCCCTTGTCAAGGAATGATTTATTGCGCATAAACATGCCCAAAGTTCCAATTCCTCCGATAATTCCCATACATGTTCCGACATTTGGCTTCTTAGATACTCGTCCAAAAGTGACAAGTGATAAGAGAATAAGAACACCAACTCCTGCCGATATATAGGTACTATTCTCGGTAATAAGGGATCCCTTAGAGTGTAGTCCTGTCACTCTGGAAATTTTCGTCATCAAGGAGAGTGGAGTTTCGTCGTCAGTGAGTACTTCAGTGTTCTCAACTGGGAAACACTTGTTACATGAATATGATGGATTCTTGAATGTGTGTTTTTCCGTGCACTTATTATAATTTCGTCGTACAGGGCGCATGATCCAATTAGTAAGTCCCTGAATGGTCTCTGTGAAAATGAAAGGCTTGCAAGTTTCACACTCTTGTGAGGGCATAGTCTCGTCGTGGGGCTCAACGCATGTCGAAGCGTCGGGAGTAGCAACCATCATTTGAGCAAGTTCATGATGAGAGAATGTTGTTTCACGCAGTGTACTCTCCGATAATTTGACATCAGCAACATTAAATTCATCAAGAGAAGAGAGAACCTTCATCTCAATTTCTTCATATTTGCTGTTATCTGGAATCAGTTCCTGTTGGTAGCGCTTCTTCACGTATCTCTTAACAGCACATGGTATAGTAACTGTACCCTCCTCATCAGCAACAGTACAGCCGTCGCAAAGGCAATATTTAGCATCAACTTGTAATTGGGGCTCAAAGTTAATTGGTGGGGGTGTTACGTTTAAAAAAGGTTTAAGGAAAACCGAGATCATTGAAAAAGCATCAGAAATGCATTTTCGTGTAAGTGGATTGGTCATGTATTCGACAACTCGTGTAAGAGAAACTTTCGGATAATACATCTGGAGGAGGCTAGCAGTAATCATAGCTCTATCCATCCATTTGTCTTCATGGTTTGTATTCCAGAAATCAGCAAGAAGTCTAGACAAAGGCATGGGACGCAAAACTTCAATAGAACGAAGAATAGCGTCATCAATACCAGAGTTCTCAATCTTAGTGCCAATTGAATCAATCTTATCAACGAAGTCATCATATGATTGTAGTTCCGGTTCGGGTTCATCATCGATCTCCAAGAAACCCATAGGGGGCACCTCAGAGGAAAGAAACAAAGAAGAAATAGAGTAGTAAGTACGTGGAGAGTACGAACATCCTCTGGAAACATCTCTAGATAGGAAAGATTTGCCAATGGCAAGAAGAATGGCTCTAGTAGCCGAAAGATTGACTTGAAAAAAAGTCAAGAAAGATGATCTAAG